CGCCTTTACCTATCCTATCTAAATTACCTTCCTGCTTCATCCAAGATAAAACATCTGCTCTTTTCTGTGCTAATTTTCTTTGTCTATCAGCACCTGGGTCATTAGCATCCCAAATACTTTTCAGTTGTTGAAAGTAATCAGCATGTCCAAACTTATCAGGATTGGCTCCGTAACTTGTGTTCATTATTTGTTAGCTCCTGGTATTAGATTCCTAGCATTTTTAGGTAGACTAGGTTTTACTGGATTAGTTAATGTTGGTGCTCCATTAGTCCATGTAACACCAGGTATATTAGGTCTACCTATCACACGCTTACTCTTAATTTTAGTGTGTTCTCCTGGTGAGTTAACTGGTAGACGACCTTCACCAGAATTGTAAAGATCTTGTAAGGTTTGTTGCCTTTCACCTTCAATGAATAAGTCTCCTTTCTCATCTCTAGTTATTCTATCAGGATCGTACTTACCATCCCATTCAGTCTTCCATTTATCTTTATTTTCTTCACCTTCAGTATCAGCAATGGATTGGTTTGCTTCTCTAATCCAAGATACTTTCTCAGCATCAGAGTAATCATCATCAGTTAATTGATAAACACTTTCACCAATCTCTTTAAAAGCAGAAACATATTTAGAATCATTTTCATAGGACGCCCAATCTACATCACCTCTAGTTAGATGTTCGTAGTATTGAGGATGACTGGAAGTAATTTTACCACCATCTTCATCTAACATTGTACGTCTTAGATCCATACCCCAGGTTGCATCAAACTCATCTCGTTGCCAGAATTCACCTTCAGATCTGTTTTCAGTAGCCCATTCAGCACCTTCAGTACCATACAATTCATCAATGAACTTGGTTTCTATTTCTTCATAAGCTTCGCGTCCTTCATTGGACTTCATATCATATAGACTTTCAGTCCATGCTGTCTGTTCACCTGACAAGTCATAGTATTCTTTGTACTTATCAGGTTTATAGAAGTCATCCCATTTAGCCATACTCTATTCCTCGAGTCGTTTGATTAGCCAGTCAACGACTGAACGTTGACCAGCTTTGTACATTATACTTGTGATCTCTTCTTTAGGGTGGGGGTTTTGCATTGGGAAGTTAGCTTCCAATTCTTGAAGGATCTTATCATCAACTCGAGGTCCAAGTACAGCCTCAAGCATATTGTGGGAGGTTTGCATTGCTATGTTCGAAAAAAGCTGGCATCCTAGCTGACTTTGTAGCAACAAGTTCTGGTGCCTTGCCTTGATACATTAAGTTATCACTCGAATCCAGCCAGAATTTTTTGTCCAAATACTTATCGTAGGTACAATTACCTAGGGGTTGAAGAATCCAGTTAATGGTGGCCTTCCTAAGCTTGTCCAAACTATTACTAGGAGATAACCCCAGCTCACGACATACAAGGCTATTAGTGGCCACGTGTATTTGTTCGTCTCGACTGATGTCGGCGCTGACAGTCCTAAGACCACTATCGCCGTTATAACGAAAGAAGGGAAGAAGTACGAAAAATATTGCACGTTCCGCTACCAACGCTTTAGTAATTGTGTGGTCGGGATGTAGTTCCCACGCTTGGCGCAACCTGAGTGCTTCGGCTTCGGCTTCGGGGTCGGTCCCAATTGCTTCAGCAATGTATCCCAGAGCAAGGTCATGTTTTTCCTCATCTTTTACGTTAAGTCTAAGTAAGTCTCTAGCATGGTCGGGAACATTCTTCTCAAGGGCGTCCTCAATAAAGGAACCAACAGGTAGCTCCATATGACGTATTGCGAGAGCACGGTAGATGGTTTCTTCCGCTCCATGTTTTAATTCTCCTGCGGTTGTTTTTACTGGCGTCCAGGTTCGACGCCTATCGATTAGTTTTTCGTATGGTGTTTTTCTCATCATTCTTGACAATCACATGTAAGGGGTTCGTTTAAAATCCCCTCCAAGTATTCGTCAACGTCGGTATCTTTTAATGCAGCATACGCATCGCTCTTG